CGCCTGCAGCCGCGCCGCCAACCTTAACCCACTGTCCGGGCGTAAGGCCAAGCGTGGTAAAGTCGAGCGCCGTTGATGCAAGGCCGTTCGAAGTCGCTGTGATATCGCCGGAAGCACCTTGGAATCCGACAACCTTCAACTTCGCGCTTGCGCCCGGTGCAGCCTCTGCAACAAGGCCAAGGGCAGTTCCTACGATAGTCGTAGTGGTCGAAGATGCCGCGCGGAAAATCTGATTGTTTGCCGACTGAGTAAATCCAGAAGCGCGAACAAGCATACCCACCACAACCGCAGTACCGCCGCTTGTGACGGCGTATGTGTTTGCTGTCGTGCCGGCGTCGGTAATGACGCTGTCCGGCGTACCGTCGTTGAAGAACGTCGGCGTGTTGGCCCAACTATTAAAGAACGTCGACGCCAACATATCCGAGAACGGGCTATTGTCGACGGGGTAACTCAGTTCGACGTTCAGGCCGCCGCTTGAAGCAATCATGACCTTGATGGGGTCATTAAGCATTCGGTCGGAACGCATTTCGTCCGAGTTGATGTAAGTCGGGGAGAACTGCAGCGACTCGCCAGTGTATCGCGCCGTACGCATACGGGGACTGGCGGGGGTCGTACCGGGGGTCTGTTCGCGAACCGTGGCAATGCGTACCCGGTTAGAAACTGTCATCTAAAAACATGCTCCAAATAAAAAAGCCGCTCGAAAAGAGCGGCTTCAGAAACTCAAATTGAAAATTGCTAGCTTACGTCCATCCATCTGTACTTCTGATATACAGAAACCCGATAGTAGGCGCCGTCTTCAAAACCCGGCTGCCCTCGCCCAATGAATGCGTCCCTGAATTCAAGTCCGCCGCTTATCAGCGTCAAACCCCTGAACAGGTCCGCAATCTGCTTCGCATATGTGCGAACCTGAGAACCGCCAGTATTGACAGGCACAAGAACGTGAAGCCAAAGCACGCCTTCTTCGTCCCAACGATTGTCGTTCTGCAGGCTTGCGCCGATAGACTCTTGACCGTAAGCAGTGCCTGTCATCTCGACGTCGACGAATGCGACGCCTGTTAGCTCGAATGGTTCGTTTTCAAAACGAAGTGGTGTTGCCGTCCAGTTCGTTTCAAGAAACGACTTAACGGCGTCGAATACGGGTCCAGATGCCATATCACTTGTTTGGGAATGTTAGACGGATAGCGGGAAATCTATTCTCCGCTTTATTCATGTGCTGCCGTGTGCGGCGCCCATAGCTTGCTTTCGTCGCTTCAGCCATAACGCCATACGTTCCGGTGTAATCGATGAACTCGATTATGCACGTCGACCCGTACCGTTCTTGTGCTTCGTGCGCGACGATTTCGTAGACACCGTTCGGCGCCGTAGCCGACTCGCCTTGTTCAATCTTACGCGCGTAAGGCAGTGTATTGACGAACAGCCATTCATTCGTCGCCGTAAAGTCCGGCAGTTGCGTTAGGTCTTCTACTAGAACGCCGTCCGCAAAGATCACATGTGAATGCATGTACCGGCCGGTTAGGAACGGCGAGTGCTTTCCTAGAGACTCGGAAATGAAGGCTATAACGTCGTGCTGCAATTCGAAGCTGAATACGATGGCGTCTGAAAGGCTGCTAACCTGCGACAGAACCGCGTTCACTACGGCCGCGTCGCCGCTAATCATGTCGCCGCTATCGCCAGTTGCCGCAGCCCGGCCGGTATTGCCGCCTAAGAATTGAGAATCTGCGACGGATTGACCGCCACCACCTACATGGTTGACGTAGCCGCTTACGTGAACGACTCGGCCTAAGATTTGTTCGTCTTGAAGCTGAATCTCTTCTTCGATCTGCTTAGCAATCTCCGCGTATTGCGCAACCTGCGCACCTTGCGACAGGTTCGCTTTTATGAACTGCGCAAATTCTGCGTCCAACTACTTCACCACGATTTCAATTCTTACCAAAACGTCGTCAAGGTAGACCGGGTTCGCGTTTTGCACGACCCGGTTCTGATTATTGATAACGACAGAGTCGCCGCGATTCTTGCTAGGGACTCTAATGTCTGGCTTGCCAGACTCTTGAACACCGGGCCAACCCGCAGCGTTAATCTGCGTCGGGCTAACGATCACAAGCGACTCGCCCTGCGTAAGGCCGGCAATCAGTTCGGTTGCGGTGCTACTACGCACCAACGCGGGAACGGTAATGTCTGTCGACGGCAGCTTGCGCAACGTGACCGTTTGCTTGCTCCTCGAAATCTGCCGGTCAAGCATTGCAATAGCTTGTTCCGACGTCATACCGAAACGCTCCTATACGGGTCCAACATCGCTTGAATGTCGGGCGGCAAGTTTCCTACCGTGCCGGGGATGCCGCCAACCCAATATTGCACTTCGCCTACACCGGGGACGCTTTCTTGTTTAACCAGCGGGTCGCGTGTCGAGTTGCTGCGAAGCATCTTGACCAATGACACGCAGGCTCGCCCTAGCGGAGCGGGGAGCTTCGCGAAGTCGTATCCAGCGTCGAACGTCACTTCTAGCCGCTCGAAAAACCACCGAACGTTATGCCCGCTGTCGACGCGATACAACATTCCTTCATCGTCGTATTCGTAGTCCGTCGTATCCAGCGCGTTGCTGTCCATGACAACAGACGAAATCGCGGACACTGGCGAGCGTGCCAATACGATCTGTTCGAACCGTTCGCGCTGCAACCCCCTAACGAAGAGAACACGAAACGTTTGCTTGATTGTCTCTTTGAGAAACTTTCGATTGCAGTACGATGCAATCTCGCCAGAAGCTTGGGTAATCCACGCGCCAAGCTGTGTATCTTGCGTGCCGTCCGTAATTCCCAATTCTGCCTTTACGGTCGTTAGGTCCGTTAGATCGTAGCTACTGGCGGGGGTAACCACGTTTACAATAGACTGCATTCCATTATTTGCCCTTCAGTGAAAGAACAGGCTTCTGCTTCTTTTCGAGATTTTCGATATAGCCTTCAGCCTCTAGCGCTTCCGCTTGGCTTTCGTCCTTAAACAGAACCTCTTTGCCAGCGGGCAGGAAAATCTTAGACACTCCGTCCAGCGAGAACGGAAACCCCCTCAAAACTTTTGCTTTCAAAATTCATCTCCTCAGAAAAAAAAAGAAGGGGCGACTAATGCCGCCCCTATAGTCGTTATGCCGAAGGCATGTTACGCGGCTTCGCGAGAATGGCGAGGCCGGCAAGGAACACGTTGCCCGTGTTGTTGGTCGGGGTAACGGTAACCTGCACGTAGCGCTTCTGACCGATGTAGCCGATCTTCTTCGCGCTGTTGTCGAACGAAAAGTCAAAGTTGACAGTCGACAGTGCGTCAGTCAGGTCCGACGCAGCAACCGCAGCGCCGTCCGAAAGGTTAGCGACGTCGCCATGGGTGATCGTGGTGGCGAAGGTCGCGTCTGCGTCGGCAAGCGTGCCAGTCTGGAACGCAAGAGTCAGTGACTCATAACCGTTTGTATCGATAATCTGCGAGACCCAAGCGCTGTTATCGACAGTAGCAGCAACGGGATTGAAGAGCGGCTTGACAGTGATGCTGTGCGCCGTATCGCGAGAGGACATTAAAGCTCCTAAGAATTGAAATTGAAAGGGGCGACTCACGCCGCCCCTAATTTTGGATTAGGTCGAGCACTTCAGCTTGGCAATCGCCTCGCCCAGCACAACCGCGCCACCGACGCGCTTGCGGGCCAAGAACTTCACCATGCCGTTGTCAGCCTGCGTGAACGGGTCGCGGAGAACCGAAATCAGAACGCGGTCGACGATGCGATAGCCCTTCTGGAAGTCACCGAAGGCAATCGGGAACGCACCGGCCGCAACGTCCGGCATGTCGGGCATTTCGACGTAAGGCGCGTCCAAGATGGTGTTCGGAGCCGCGTTAGCGACGCCCGGAACCCAAATGTAACGGCCGGTCGAGTCCTTCAGCTTGCGGACAGCGCCAATGGTCGCGCGGTTCATCGTCCAAACGGCGTTCTTCGCGTACACGGTCTTCAGGCCGTAGTATGTGTTAATGAGGCCGTCGCCCTGCCCGTTCGCGTCCGCAATGGTCGCGGCCGAACCGGAGTTGAACACCTGAGTAACCGAACCCGACGTAATGAAGCCTTCAGCCTGATTGTTCGTGCCGGAGCCGGCGACGAACTCGGCGCCTTCCTTGACGGCGAACTGTTCGACGAACTCCATGGACATTTCGGCTTCGATGTTGAAGGCCGAGTCCTCAATCATCTGTTCGGAAATCAGCACTTCCGCGAACATTTCGGGCGCGTTGATTTCGACCATGCCAGTGGTGTAGCCGGTCGTCTCGCTACGCGGCGAGACTTCGCCAACACGCTTCGCGGCGAACGTGCCGGTACGCTTCGGCAGCTTCAGCGAGGCAACGCCAATCGACGTCACGCGCGCAATCGAGCGAACCGGAGACTGCAGCACAACATTCTTGATAATGTCGGCAGCCATTTCGGCGGGGGCGAGGTAGTAGCCGCCCAACGTGTCGTTGCCGGCAACAATCGCCTTGTACTCGTTGAGAGCCTTGGACTCTTCAACAGTCAGGCCGTTATTGGTCTTGCGGAGATAGGACTCGAAGGCGCCCTTATACTGGCGGTTCTTCTCTTCCTTTTCGTCCTTGCCGGCGCCGGGGCGACCAAGCTTG